TTTGCTGTTCCAATGGCACCTTGAAGGGCTGTTATGATTTTGATGACTCTTCCACCATCAGGTATTCCAACAAATGTTGAAGATGCTGTGCTGATGTCTGCAATCTTTGCAGTTATAAAATAGTCGTTAAGTGTTCTCATATTTTTATCCTCATTGTTCCGCCCTTAATCTAATCTCAGGACTTCAATGTTAATATAAATGCAAGGGGAGCAGATTTTTTAGATTACTCCCCTCACACTGTTAAGTATTACGAAGTAGTTACGTCTGTAACCAGTCCGCTTGATAGTTCATTCTTCGCTTCAAGAGTATATTCAACTACCAAAAATCTTTGATCTGCATCAGCAGTCTGTGCAGGATTTTGAAGTTTGAAATCTCTTAAGAACGACACTGCCCAGAAATCCATTTCTAGTAAGTGAACATCTTGTCCTCTCTTAGCGGCAGTTCCATTGGCTTTTCTAATCCAACGGTTCGGAATAACTTGCATTGTTCCGAAGTCAGATTCGTAAACATCGATAGAAGTCATAAGTCTTTTATCTTCTGCTTTGTCGAATCTAGTTGCTCCACCTGTAAAGAAGGATAGTTTTTGTTTATTGAAACCATTAAGCATGATTACATTAGGGTTTCCGCCACTGTCCCAAGTAGTCTTCAAAGTTGATCGCAGTAAAGTTTCTGTGAACGCCCTTTGAGTTCCATCTGTTCTAATAGCTCCCCCACCAGATCCAGAACCGCCAGTTCCAGCAGAGACGTTAGTTGAATACCAAGTTGGTAATCCTCCTAAATATCTTGTTGGTGAACCTGAAGTTCCAGCAGCAGCCGCCACATTAGCTAAAAGAGCATTTTCCATATCTCTTTTTAGTTCTTTTGCAGATTTTGCCACCTGGTATGCTAACTCTGTATTTCTTCCAGCTAAATTCGAAGCGTCATCTGTTCCAGACACTTGACAAGCTTTTGAAGAAATTTGAGTATAGTTGCTGACTTTGGTAGACGAAGTAAGCGTAGGATATGAAATCGTAGCTCCTTCAGCTTTCGCATTAGCAGCCACAGCAGTCAGAGTATCTGTTTGCCATGAGTGTGTAGTGTTAGTCGCTTTGTTCTTACCAACGCCTGACATAAAAGGGGTATCTGACGGTGATATATTATAAATAATATCAGCCAAATCTTCCCTTCTACCTGTTGTATTGTAAGTCGTTAATACAGCCATTTGTTTTTCTCCTTGTTAGTTGTTAAACGTATTTTGACAACAACTCTGCCGCATCTCTAGGATTACCGCTTCGTTGAAGTCGTTTAATTTTCTCCAACCGGTTATGACTTATTATTTCATCTTTAGTTTCTTTAACGCCTGACCTTACCATTTTGTCTGGTTTGACTTTCTTGCTAACCAAAGTTGGTTTTAACTTTTGGTTATTTTGATGAGTCATCGCATCCATAATAATATCAAACATTCTTGAATCATAAACTTGGTTAATTTCTTGATCGTTGAAATTTCTACCCAGTAAATAATTTCTCATGTTTGTTTTAAGAGTTGATCCTTTAACCGGATCTCCAAAATCAGGATGTTTTAAAGCAACCTTCTTTTGTTCTTCTCTTAAAATTTCCTGAAACTGATCATCTTGGTGTGAACGTAGCTTTCTTTGAGCTTGTGCGATTGTTTCTCTTCTTCGCCTTATTTTTCTCTCAAGTTTTGCAGCTTCAGTAGGGTCTTCATCAAATAGTTTATCAAGTTCTTTAGAACTTAATTCGCTATTGACTTCAGCGTTTAAAGTCGCTGTTAGATTATTCAAATCCGTCATTTTGGTTGAATAGTCTTTGGTTAGACGATCTTTATCGGATGCTAACTGTCGTTTGTCGATAGCTAGATCTTCCGTTTTTCGTCTGTAATCGGCATCTTTTTGATAACCTGCTTTCAGTTCATCAAGATCAACATCAATTTTTTCACCATTGACTATTATTTGGTGTAAATCGGTTACTTGAGTTTCCTCAGCGTTTTCTTTTTTAGACGCTTCTTCTTTTTCTTCAGCTTCCCTCACAGGTTGAGCTTCAGTTTTTTCTTCTGTTTGAACTTTAGAATTATCCTCAGTTTTATCTTCGGTTTTCCTTAGTTCATCTTTTGCTACTTCTTTTTGTGGTTCGCTAGTTATCTTGGTATTAATTTTACCTTGATCTAGCAACCCCTCAACAGCGTTAGCAGCACCTTGCATTGCCTTATTAGACAATAATGGATTTACGTCAGACATACCTGTCCTCCTTTGGTTAAGCTCCCTTAATTGGGTTGGCTTATTTTAACCTATCGGCTAAAATTTTTGTTCTTGTGATTGTTTTCGGAAAATCTCTAGCTGTTTTTCCGCTAGTTTTCCGGTTTCAAGAATACTTTTTAAATGTTGTTCAACTTTTCCGACAACATTGTAAGCGATCCAAAGTTTTTCCCTTGTATCGCCTTCTTTTGCACCAGTTTTTTCTAAAAGTGCTTCAGAATAAATTTTTTTAAGAGTACCTAACGCCTCTTGAAAGAGTTTATTCTCTAATAATTGTTTGGCCTGGGATGACCGGCTGAGTTCTCTCTCCCTCTTGGCCTGATCGTTCTTCTCCATTAAAACCTTTTAGTTGTTGGCTAAATATATTAGCAGATTTTTCAGCTTTTTCAAGAATTTTAGTATTATCAGCCATAATCATTTTGTCAAGATCAGCATCCGCTTTAATTTTAGCTGTATCAAGTTGTGTATTATATTTCAATGAAATATCTTTTATCTTCGCTTCAAAGTCTAATAGGTCAGATTGGCGTTCTTGATTCAGTTCTTGGTATTTAAGTTCTAAATCAGCAATCTTACGTTTATTCTCTGCATCAATTCTAGTAAATTCAATTTTTTCAATCGGTGTTAATGGCGGTGGTTGTGGAGGTCCCATCATTTGTTTGCCTATCTCAGGATTAACAAAATAACTTTCAACATTCTTCAATCCGGCATTTTCAACAATTTTGGATAATGTATTATACATATTGGTTAGAGTAACCATTGGAAATTCTTTACTTCCCTGTAATTGGAAAGCCTCAAGCTGTCTTTGCAAAATATTATTAAGCATAACAATTTGTTGTTCTTTTGAGCCTGTGCCTAATCCAACCACTATGGAAACATTAAAACGATTTCTCCATTCGGTAGGTTTAACCGGAACATACTTGTTATGAATCATAATCACTTTTTCTTTGTCTTGATATTTAACCATCAATTCAAACATTTTTCTAAATAAATCTTTCACTCCGGTTTCGGCAAAAATTCTAGCCACCAATTCGGAACGCATTTGAGTTTGTGTCATTAAAGCATTAACGCCAGTTGCCGTTTTTGCGTTTAAAGTATCAGGGTCTAATCCTTGTATTTGTTTTGAAACTCCGGTTCTACTTTCCCTAACCGAATCTAAATATTCCAATAAAGGAAATGCTTGTTGTGAAATTGGTTGAGCTTGTAAAGGTTGCATCACTTGGTTTGGTGGTTGTTTAGTTCTAACGACTCCGCCAGGTCTAGTGGTTAAAAGGTCATCCATATTGACCATTCCATCCATGATTGCTACCCTATTGTTATTCGTCAAATACATATTGTCTAATAATTGACGTAGAACAGTAGATTTCATTAATTGAATATCCTCAACTAATTCAGCAATAGAACGACCATAAAATCTGTGCGGCATTGGAATTGGCGTAACCGAAACAAACGGCATCGTATCGCATGGCATATTTTCTAAAATAAAAGAACCATCAACTCCAGCCGTTAAAACTTTTCTTAATTCCGCTATGCCGTCTTTGTCATAATCGTAGCGTACATAACATTCGTAAATTTCAACTTTTTCCGTTGAACTGTCTGTTGGCGTTTCCATTGGAAAAGCACTAATCTGTCTTTGCCTAACTAAATTTTCAGTATCGAATAAAGAAGTTTGAGCTGTGGGTAATTTCATTACATCAGCTTCATCAAAGCCCATAAGAACTATATCCGATCTAGTCATATAAACTCTTTGAGCTATAAAGTCAGCGTCATCAATAGTCTTTGCATTTCTATTAATTAAAAATTCATCAGGCGTTACTGACTCCACTTTAATTCCACCCTTTTTAATTGTTCTTTTCAGGGTACAATTATGTAAAATAGGTTTAGGGAGTTGAGCTTTGATAATTTCTAATTGAGCAGGATCAGCAATCGTTTCTTCAGCTTTTTCAATAATAAGTTCGTTTTGTCCTTTTACTTTTTCATCAACAACTTCTTCTTCTTCAATCTTTTCAATATCATCATTGGTGTCCATCAACGCATAATACTCTTCTTCGGTTAAATTTTTATAAGTTTCATGTTCAACCTTTTCGCTTTCGTCATAATAAACTTTTAAAAATCCATTTTTTTCAATCAAAGCATCTTTGAAAAAATTATAAAGAAATTTAAAACCATCGTTTTCTTTATAGAACACATGGTTTAAATAAGCCGTTGCTTGATCAGCCATCGGCACATCTTCAGCCGTTACCGGATCGCAACGAACCACTTTGTCGGAAGAAGTGAAGATTCGCAAAAGGTTCGGTAGCATACTTTCAACGGTGTCGGAAACATCGGTACTTACGACTTGGGAGCGGCCATCAATTTCCGTTCCTAGTTTATCGCCTAAATAATATTCTAATGATTTTCTTCGTTGTGCTGAAAGAGGTCCGCCCAAATATCCTAAAGAATTATTAATCTGTTTGCTTATAACAGCTCTTAATTCAGGATCTTCATGTTGTATGATTTTTTTTGCCATTTTAAACTATATATGCAGTATTCACTTTTATAGGTTTTTTCCAATCAGACCTTTGGACAGGTTCTACAATCGCTCCATACCTCATTCCGTCTGCGAAGTGCGAAGCCCAATTATGTAAAGGTCTATTTCTAAAACAATTATTTTTATCATCCCATCTTTTACAATAGGATTTTAAAGCCTCAACCAGTTTATTACAGTTTTGTTTATGAAACCAGCATTTTGGTAATATTTGGCGAACTTGTTCAATTCCATCTTCTATACTTAACTTGGGAGCAATGTCAAATTCCAAACCCATTTCTTTTGAAGTTTCCCAACGGCTTTTGTTCGTTCCTAGCTCTCTCACCCTAATATCATGGGGAGCGATATGCTTGGAATAAATATAAGGTTTGCTATCTATCACACCTAAATAATGCTCCAGACCCTCACCAGAGTTTTCGTAGCAATCTATGATTCTTATTTCATCCTTTAGGCGTTGAACAAAAATAATAACCGTACTATCGTTAATTCCCAAATCCCACCAAGTTTCGGTTTCAATTTCAGTGTCTATGTCAAAATTCTTAATCCGACCTTTTTTGTCAAGCTCCTCCATTATGCTTCCATAATACGAACCGCTAATACCGGCTTGGAAGCTACATTCCATTTCTTGAGCGTAGGCCTCCGGAGACATCACATTTTTTGCATCCTTTAATTCCTTATCTTGAATAATCTTTGTTTCACTAGCTTTAAAAATACAGGTATACCACCCTTCCATTTGCTTCGCTAATTGGTGGAGTTGGTAAAAGTAATTCCGGCCTCTAGGCGTTCCAATAAAAATGGCAAACCCATTTCGATCCGACAAGCAAGGTCGCAATATGGTATCGAATAAATCCGGAGCTACGTTTTGGGTTTCATCAACGATAATCCCATCAAAGTATTGACCCCTAATAGCGTTGCTATTTTCAGCACCGATAATTTGTATTCTTGAATTGTTAATGGAAAAGTCCACCCTTAATTCCGACTCATTGGCTTTAACGCCAGGAATTGTGGCAGTATATTGTTTTAAATAATCCCAAGCTGTCGCTTTTCCTTGAAGTCTGTATGGCGAAATAAAGGCGTATCTAGGGTATGGCCGTTTATTGGTTAAGGCCGCCTTAATTAAATGGTTAATGCTAAATACAGTTTTGCCGCCCCTACGGTGTACTATGATTACATTAAACCGGTTCTTATCGCATTTCTTGTGTAAAAAATTTTGTAAAGTTCTGGGTGTGTAAGGTATAACAACTTCTTTCATTGCGTTGCCAAACCCCCTAGTGCAAAGTTCTTTTGGGGTTTAAATCCGGAACTTCAAAAGGTTCAAGTCCAACATGAGCAAAGTGGTCGGTTAATTTGTGGCTAAAGTCGTTAGCTTCGTCATCATTTTCGAAACCTTGAAAATGGGTAACGACAACCGGCTTCTTGGTTTCCTTATCTTTTAAAATAAAAATAATAGTTTTTAAAATTAAATTGTCCATGTTTTTTTAAACCGCTTTTAAAGTTTAGGAGTGTATACCTCCCTTAAAATTAAAATTCCCATCCGATTGAAAAATGGGGAGGCGGTTTTCAATAACCCCCCTATTTCAATAATTAGTTTCAAATATCCGCATAAAATAGCTAACGATAACTAAATCCTATCAATAATAATCTTCCGATAATTAATTGTTATCGGATAACCGAACCTAAACCGGTTCTAGTTCATATCTACCTATGTAAGATATGATATTTA